TACACCCTTGCACATGTGTGCAGGGGTGTATGTTGTCTTTGCGCTTTGGGTGTATGGATGCGCGTATTTATACACCTTTGCGCACGTTGCGCACTGGTCGCGCTGTGCTGTTGACAAGGCGCTGGCGGCGTGAGTGGAAAAGGCGAAGGCGCTACCGCTTTGCTGCCAGGCGCGCCAGCGGGAGGCATACCCTATAAGGACCAGCGCTTCGCGCTGTCGGTTTATTGCGCGGGAAACCCGCGCAGCTGCTGGGCTCAAGGCCAGGGGAGAAAGGACGCACCGTTGACGGCGTACAAGGTTGGCCGCTGCGCGGCGCTTTCTTTTGTTCTTTTGTTCTTTTGACTTCTTGCGCTTTTGTTCTTTTGCTCTTATTCTTGCGCCGTCAGACCACAAAACCCCAGGAGGGGCCACCGATGGCAAAGGTAATTTCAGTTTTAAACCAGAAGGGCGGCACGTCGAAAACGACCACGTCGACGAACTTGGCGAGCTGCCTGGCTTCGCTCGGCTACCGCGTGCTCCTGGTCGACCTCGACCACAAACAGGGCAGCGCGACCGACTGGGCGGCCAGCCGGGCCGGGGCCGAGGATGATCCGCGCGTGATCCCTACCGTCGCCATGGGCCGGCAGCTGGCGCGCGACCTGCCACGCGTCGCTGGCGGCTACGACTATGTGGTCGTCGACGGCGTGCCGCAGGTCGACGAACTGGCCGCCGTAGCGATCAAAGCCGCCGACCTGGTACTGATCCCCGTGCAGCCGAGCCAGTACGACATTTGGGCCTGCGCCGACCTGGTGCAGCTGGTGAAGGACCGCAAAGCAATCACCGACGGGCCGCCCGTGGCGGCGATGATGATCGCCTGCGCGGTTGTCGGCACCACCCTCGAGCGCACCGCGCGCGAAGCGCTCGAGGCCTTCGAGCTGCCCATCCTTACCGCACAGACCTGCATGCGCCAGGCGTACCGCCTCGAGGTCGGCAACGGCCTAAGCGTCATGGACCTGGCCGCCGACAACAAAGCCCGCCTCGAGATCGAGGCCCTGACCGCCGAACTGTTGGAGCTGCTGAAATGACCGAAGCCAACAAGCTAAGCACCAGCCGGCCAGCCCGGGGCGGCGTAGCGCCTGAGCGACCACACGTCGAGAAAGCGCGGGCGGCAATGGCCGGCGATGGCGAAGAAAAGAAGATCCCACTACTGGCCCCGGTGCGTTACCACAAGGGCCTGCAGGAGGTGAAAAACCTGACCAGCGACTCGACGCCGGTCAAGTACCTGCTACTCGAGGCAATCGACGACCTGTTCGAGAAGTATGCGCGGGGCGATGGGCGTTTCGAGGTCGAAGACACTGCAGAACTAAAGCGACGGCTGCAGGCGTTGAAGTAAGGAAGGAGCCCGGCCAGCGGCGGCAACCGATGGCCAGGCGAGGACACAATAAAACCGTGAGAGGTCTACACCATGTCCGAAGCGAACTATACCACGGCGGCCCAGCTGCCCCTCAACCGCGTGACCGATCCAGCCGTGCGCGCGCTGGTGCTGCAATTCGCAGCGCACCACGGCGGACGCACCGGGGCCGCCCTGGTGGCTGCAACCAGGAGGGCCGCCTAATGCCCGCCTTCAACCAAACCAAGGCCCTAGAGGCCGCAGCGCAGCGCCTGGCCGCACACGCCGGCCACGACTACAGCGCCGAACGCATGGTCGACCACTACCTCCGGCGCGCTCGCCGAGCAGATCCAGTGATCCGCGACCTGGTCGCCGAGGCCGACGCGATCGTGCGCCCGCTGCTCGACACAATCACCGACCTCGAGGCCGAAGGCGACCTGCTGCAGCACCGCCTGCGCCAGTGCCACACCGAGGGGCGCAATCTGGCCGACTATGTGCGCGCCCTGGCGAATCGCCTACCCTCCCACCTCGAGGCGCACTGGCCGAGCGGCGAGCTGCGCGCCTGGCTAATCGCCGAGGCCGCCAAGGCACCTTACCCACCCTACAGCGCAGCGCCGAAGGAGGCCCGCCCATGAGCATTCGCGACAACGTATCGAGCGCCATCGAGCCAGAGGACCGCCACCGCGTGCGCGCGATCGCGGCCTCCATCCTTGAACACCAGGGCTTCCAGGCTAGCGAGCTGCTCGACCTGGTGATCGACGACCGCGCCCACACCGGCTACAGCGTCGCCAAGGATCGAGCCGAGCGGGCCGTCGAGCTGGCGGCCGTGATCGTCAACTACCTGCGCGAGGATCTCGCGAACGATCCACGCCACGAGCTGCTGCAGGCGCTGCAGCGGGAGGCCGGGCAATGAGCCGCAACAGCGTGTCATCGATCGAGCTGCTGCTCGGCCTGTTCGGCAGCGCCCTGGCCGGGCTGTTCTGGCTGGGCGGTTACATCTGGCGCACCTACAACCAAACCTTCGACGACCTGGGCAATGAGACTCAACAAGGGAGCGACAACGAATGAGCAGATCCCCGAAACAGATCGCGGCAGGCCAGCGCCAGAGCCTGCAGGCGATGGCGCGCAAGATCAAAGCAATGGCCGCTGAGTGGGCCGACGTCGACGCCTTCAACGAGGGCGAGCTGGAAAGCCTGGGCGAGAAAATCGAGGAGTTAGCCGCGCCGCTTGGCGGCCTAGTAGCAGAATAGGGACCACGTAACCCACCCCACAAGCCCGCCACCATGGCGGGCTTTTTGTTACCCTGCTCCCGCCACATAGGGAGGGGCACAGGATGAAAAAGCTAGTGATCGGGGGCGCGGTAGCGCTTGGCCTGGCGGGCGCGCTGCTCGCCGACCTGCTCGGGAAAGAGACCAACGGCCTGGCCAATGCCCACCGGGCGGCCGGCTACGACCCCAGCTGCGAAACCCTGCAGGAAAACGGCGAGACCTGGGCGCTGTGCTCGATCGGACGCGGCGCGCCGGCCGTATGGCTGCAGCGCGGCGAGGCATGGGCCACCGCGAACGGCATCGCCCAGGGCGTGACCCAGCGCCTCGAGGCGCGCGGGCCGGGCCAGTACCAGGAACTGCCGAGACTGTACGTCGACCGGGTGACGCCCGTCGTCATGCCGAAGGCCGTGCTGGCGAAGTTGTAGCGGATCCAGAAACGACAAAAGCCCCCACCGCCGCGAGGCAGTGGGGGCTTTTTTTACATATCAGGGCGCGACGTTGATCGCGAACACGTCGACCGGATCAGGGCCGAAGTGTGGGTGCGTGATGGTCGCCAGGCGGTAGCCCTTCCAGGGCAGCACCAGACGGCGGATGGTATCGCCGCGCGGCGGGTAACCGCGCAGCAGCTCGATCCGGTCATACTCCCGGCCTTCCAGTCGCTTCCGCCAGTACGGCGTCACCGCGCGGAACTCCTCAGGCTTAGCGCCGGCCTTGATAGCATCGAAGTATTCGCCCTTTAGGGGAATGGTCAGGGTTCGCATGGGGCGGGCTCCTTTGATTAGCAGTCGTCGCACAGAAACAGCCGCTCGGCGCGGGTGCGCGGGTCGCCCGACGCCGGGCCGCAATTCATGCAGCAGACCTTCGACGACGGATCGAACGCGGCAAGGGCCGCCGGATCTGCGCGCGGCCACTCAATCGGGGCAGATGGCGGGGCGGGCTTAGCCTTGCGGGCCTTGACGCCCAGGAAGGCGCGCGGGTCAGCCATTGGCCACCACCTTCGGCAGCTTCGCCTGCCGCGTCTTGAGCTGGAACAGCTCGAACAGGCCGGGGTGCATGCGATAGTCGCCGGCTTCCCACTCCTGCCAGCGCCTGCAGGTCGAGCGCACGAGCTCGCCGGCCTGGGTCTGCGTCAGGCCCGAAGCCGTGCGCGCCGCGAGGATCTCCTCGGGCGTAGGGTTCGAGGAGGCGCTGCGCGCGCCTCGGTTCGGGTGGTTGGCCATCGTAATTCCTCGAGGAGGTGCCGCCCTCAGTGGGCGGCGGTGAAGAAGCGGGAAGGGAGATCCATCAGCGCGGGGTCGGTGCAATCCATCCAGGCCTCGAAGGCCGCAGCGTCGCGGGCCTCGAGGGCGTCCATCAGCACGCCGCGAACCACCGGAACCTCCTCGCCTTGCTTGGCGTTGGTCAGCTCGAAGGCCTCGACCAGGTTAGCCAGCGGCAGGGCGGCAACGGTGGCGCGCATCTTGTTCATCAGTTCGTTTTGCATGTTGATCACCAGCCCCTGACCGACCGAGGCGCGTCGTCTTTCGATGGTTCGCATTCTACGCGGTTTCCGCGTATCGTCAAGCGTAAAAAACCCGGCGCTTGGCCGGGCTCCTGGTCAGGCTACGAACTCCAGCTCCCACCCTTGCATCGGGCCGCTGGCGGCGAGGATGGCCAGCTCGATCTCCTCGTCGCTGACTTCGCCCATGGTGGCGGCCTCGACAGGCTCGCAGGTCTCGTCGTCGAAGGTGATCACAATGCGCTTCCAGGCTTGCGAGTAGATCGATTTCATCTTGTATTACTCCAGCCCCTGACTGACCGAGGCGCGTCGTCTTTCGATGGTTCGCATTCTACGCGGTTTCCGCGTATCGTCAAGCAATAAAAACCCCGGCACCTGGCCGGGGTCTTTAGGCGTCACACGCCGCGAAGGTTAGCGAACAGCGGCGTGGTCGGTTCCATGGTCAGCAGGGCGATCTCGCGGCCCTGGCGCAGCTGGCAGCTCAGGCCGTCGCCGCTGATGCTGGTCACCAGCCAGCCGTCGGCGGTCCATACGTCGCAGTACAGGAAGGACGAGAAAAAGCGGGTGGCGTGGTCTTCTGCGGTGATCTCGATCAGGCCAGCGGGTGGCATCTTGCGGCCCAGGTCTGCGGTTTTTTGCGTGAGAATTTGCATGGTGTTACTCCAGCCCCTGACTGACCGAGGCGCGTCGTTTCGATAGTTCGCATTCTACGCGGTTTCCGCGTATCGTCAAGCATAAAAAAAGCCCCCACAGCCGAAGCCATGGGGGTGGGTGTCACTCCTGTTTTCCGTCCGGATAACTCGCCTCGAGCGTGCTGCGGTAGCTCTGCTGGCGGCTACCGCTTTCGGTCACCTTATCGACCGACCAGGTGCCGCGCATGTGGCTCGGCCAGCTGTCGTCGAGCACCACCAGTCCCTCGGCACCGAACGCCGGATTGCCGGGGCAATCAATGCGCAGCTTTGCCGCCTCGCGCTGGGTCTTTGTGTGCTCGCCCTTGGCCACCGCGCGGGCCTCGTCTTCGTTCTGGTAGCGCTGGCGCACCTTCTTGAAGGGGGCGGCCCCCACCTCGACCTGCACCTCGGTGCCGGCGGATCCGTCCCACCAGACCGTGCGCGCGCCCTTGAAGCGCACGCGGCTATCGTTGTCGATGCTGGCCGCGATAAACGAGCGCTCGCCCGGCCGGTTGTCCGTAGTGACCGATATCGTCACCGGCGGCAGCGGCTGGCCGCTCAACGACTTGACCTGGCCGCGACGGGCCAGCACATACAGATCATTGACCGGCTTGGTCACCGCGTCGAAGCGCTTCGCGAGGCGCGTCAGAAAGCCCATGTCGGTTTCGTTGGCTTGGTCGACGTGGTCGATCTTGATCGCGTCCAGCTCCGGGGCCACGCGCGGCGAGAAGCCGTGCCGGGTGGCCAGCTGGCGAAACAGCGCGCCGAGCGTGGTCGGCCCATAGCTCGCCGAGCGGCGGGCCTTGAAGCCGGTCTCGTCGGCCACCTTGAACGGCGCGGCCGTGGCCACGATCAGCAGCTGCGCCGGGAACAGGTTCGGCGTGGTGCGCGTGACCACATACTCGCCCTTATCCACCAGGCCGGTCTCGGCATAGCCGACGCGGATGCCGATCTTGCCGTCGACACTTGGCAGGCCGTCCAGGCCCTCGATGTTGACTGTCAGTTTCAGCGTGTCCGACTCGATGCCCGCCGCGTCGACGCGCTCCCAGTCGATCAGGCGGCTATTGATCAACGCCGCGTTAGCGCCGTAGATCTCAACCGCCGGCGTGTATCCGATAGCCATATTGCCCCCTTAATCCCAAGCCGTGATCGGCGCGCTTTGTGGTGCCGCCTCGAGCAGCTCCGGCAGGAAAACCCACAGGCCAGCCGGCAGGGTTGCCCCATGCTCGGCCAGCCCCGGGTTGATCAGCCAGAAGGCCTCGTCGGCGGTGTCGTCACTGCGCCCCAGGTGGCGGAATAGCAGCACGTTGGCCGAGTCTCCGGCGATCGTTCTAACCCGTCGCATTGACGAACTCCCGCAGTTCTAGGGTCCATTCCAACCAGGTGGCGGTACCGTCATCGAGCACGCGCGTCTGCTGTTCGTTGACGGCATCGATCCGCCAGCGACCCCACACGCGGCCGACGCCGTCGACCAGGGTGTACGGCTTGCGCTGGTTGGCCATGCCGCGCAGGCGCTCGACCGCCTGCATGCCGGCCTCGTATTGAGCCTTGCCACTTAGGCGCAGCTCCTCGAGGCCCTGCCCGGTTTGATGGGATAGCGGCTTGCTGTAGATGATGTCGAGATCTACCCAGCCGCCGCTGGTTTTGCGCTCGAGGCGCTCATAGGGAAAGTCGGCGGCGAGCCCGAACACGAACTCGCCCAGGGCCATCTGCTGGCGCATCAGTCACTCCCATCAGTCAGAGAAGCCCCACGACGTACCGCCAGGGGGTTGGCCATCATCAGCGGCATAAAGCTGGCTTTCACCTTGCCCAGGACGTCATTCGCCAAGGCCTCGGCCGTCGCCTTGTCCGCGCCGCTGATTTGAAACACGGGCGCGAAGTGGATCTGCCGGTTGTCGGCCACGCTGTTGACCACATCCTTGGCCGTATCACCAGGCGCAGCCAGACGATCAGGCGCGCCCGCGAGTGGTGCGCCCGGGGCCGCGAGCACGGCCTTGTTGGTCGCCGGTGCCAGGAGCAGCGGCACCTTCGGCGCGACTGCAGCCGCCGCAATGGCCGCCGCTGGCTTCGCCTCCGGCCCTGCAGCCGCCTTGTCGCCGTCAAACAGCGAGCCGGCACCCTCGCCCACCCATTCGCCCAGGCTGCTGCCAGCCAGGCCGCCGAGCGCGCCGCCGATAATCCCGCCGATGGCCGTGCCCACAATCGGCACAACCGAGCCAATCATGGCCCCCGCCGCAGCGCCGGCCCACATGCCGCCCATACCGCCGGCGGTACTGCCTACCGAGCCGCCGATTTCCTTGCCGCTGGCCCCCTCGCTGACCAGGCTCGCCACTTCCATGGCCCCAATACCCAAGGCCAGCGCGCCCGCGCCCTTGCCGAGCATGCCCAGCTTGCCGCCGGCACCACGCCCAGCGCCGCCACGGGCGGCCACACCGCCCAGCGCGCCGGCACCAGTACCAAGCCCACCCCGGCCGGCGCGCCGACCTCTACCGCGACGCCCAGCGCCACCGATGCCGCCAGCAGCACCCAAGCGGGCCATGGTGCGATTAAGCCGCGCGACCGCAGCATCCGCCCCCATCGCCGTGCGGCCGGTGGTGGCATCCAGTTTGGCGCGGGCGAGCCCGGCCTTGTTGAACGCCTGGCCGACCAGCAGGCCGGCGAACTTGAGGCCCAGCGCGCCCACCTTGAGCGCCGCCAGGCCGCCAGCGGCCACCGCAATGGCGGCCGTTACATTCGGGAAGGTCTCGGCCGCCCAGCTCAGCCCGTCGACCACGGCCCCCAGGGGCACCAGGACGGCGTTCAGCGCGGGCAGCATGGCGTTGCCGACCAGGGTCGACAGGCGCGTCAGCTTGGCGGTAAAGCCGTTCCAGCCGGCGCGCGAGGTGTCGGCCACGCCGGCGGCCTCTTTCATCATCGAGCCGGCGGCGTCGGCCTTGTTGGCCACCATGCCGAACGCGCGATCGACCTCGCCGAGGTTCTGCAGCAGCGGCATGATCGCGCCGATCGACTCGGAGCCGAACAGCTGAGTGGCCAGCGCGCTTTGCTCCTCCTCCGGTGCAGCTTTCAGCGCCTCGAGCACCGACATAATGGTTTTCGGGGCGTCCTGCTGCATGCCCAGGGCGAGCTCCTCGGGATCGAAGCCCAGCTCCTCCCAGGTCTCGCGCTGCCCCTTCGTTGCCGCCTTGCCCTTCGTCAGCGCGGCGGTGAAGTTCTTAAACCCGGTGCCCGCGATTTCCTTTTCTGTGCCCGGGTTGAGGAACGCCGCCGATAGCGCTGCGGTCTGCTCGGGCGAAAGACCCGAAGCCTGACCGACCGCGCCGTAACGCTTGACCACCGACGCGATATCGGCGGGCGTGGCGTTGAAGCTGTTGCCCAGGTGGTTGGTCGCGTCGGCCAGATCCAGCGTGCCGGCGCGGTCGAGATTCATCGAGGCCTGCCAACCGGCCATGGTCTCGCCGCTGCTCTTGGCGTCCATATCGAACGCCGCGCCCATGATCGCAGCGTCGCGGGTGAACTCGACGATCGCGGCCTGCTTGCCGGCGCTGTCCTTGGCGTCGTTACCGATACCCGACTGCCCAGCCGCGTACTGGATCTGCGCCAGATCCACCGCCGTGATGCCGGCGGCACTGATCAGCCGGTCGCTGGCCATCTTGAGGTTCGCCGAGGCCATCGCCTCGCGCTGCCCCTCCTCGAACTGCACCACCTTGGCCACGTCGGCCATCGCGGTCTCGAGTTCCATCGCCTGGTTGACCGGGCGGCTGGCCAGGTAGCCGATCGCCGCCGTCTCGACCATCTGCCCGCGCAGATCCGCGCGAGCACCGCGATTGCCGTCCACCTTGCCCTGCGCCGTGCGTACCGCGTCCAAGCGCGCACGCTGCGCCTGCAGCGCGGCGTTGGCCTGCTCGGTTGCCGCCTCGAGGCGCTTCTGCTCGCTGGCCAGCTTGCCGGTATCCACACCGGCACCCGTCAGCGCAGCCTGCAGGCGGGTCAGTTCGTTACGCTCGGCCCGCTGCGCGCCTTCCAGGGTGCGCACGCTGGCCGTGTTGCGATCCTGCGCCGTGTCGAGCTTTTTCACCTCGGCCGTGGCGCTGTTCAGCTCCTGGCCGAGGCGCTTCTGCTCGATGCGAGCGGCGCGGATCTGCGCGTTGGTCGCATCGGTCGAGCCTTCCAGGGCCTTGGTCGCCGCAGTGGCCTGGCCGTACTCCTGGCCCAGCCGTTCGACCTTGGCAGCGGCCTGCTCGTGCTCGCGCCCTAAGCGGCTCTGCTCGACCCGCGCGGCCTGCAGGGCGGTGGTGGTTTTTTCCACCTTCTCGCCCAACTTGGCGAAGCCGTCGGCATCGCGCGCCGTGCGGTTCAGCTTGTCCAGCTCGGCGCGCTGCTGCTTGACGCCTTCCTGCAGCTCGTCGGCCTGCTTGCTAAAGTCGCCGAAGGTTTTCGAGAAGGCGTCCACGGCGGCCAGCCGTAGCGAGTATTTCGATTCGGCCATGCCCTACCCCTTATTCACGCCCAGGCGCGCCATTGCCAGCTCGTAACGGCGCAAACCCTTGCCGGCGTCCCACTCCAGAATTTCCGACTCGCTTACGTGGTAAACGAGCGGCACGACGTCGAGGATTACTTCGATGTCGCGCTCTGAAAGAAGGCCGCCGGTTTGTTCAAAAAATCACTCAGGCGCACCTGCAGCTGGGTCCAGTCCGGAATGCTCAGCCGGGTGATTTCCTGCGGGGCGATGCCCGTGCAATGGGCGCTGATAAAGTCGGTCCGGTCGTGGTCGGTTTTCATCTTGACCATCACCTTGGTGGCTTTCATGGTCGGCACCTCGAGCGCCAAGCGCTCGACCAGACGGCCCATGACCTTGATCGGCACCAGAAGCGGCGCATCGTCCAGGTTTTCCGGCTTCTTGCCGCTGAAAAAGCTCGCCGGCATGTTGACGTACTCGCTCAGGCGCTTGGACAGGGTCACGTAGTCGGGGCGCTTGAGCTCCTCGATCACCTCGAGCGGGTGGCCGGTGGCGAGCACTGCCAGCTGCTCGAAGCGGGCGTCTTCATCATCGCCAGCACGGGCCAGGGCGGCGCGGTGTTCGTCCACGTTGAAGGCGCGCAGCTCGAGCACGGTCAGGGTCTCGCCGGCTTCGGTGGTCACCGGCCATTGCAGGGTCAGCGGCTCGGGTTTCCAGGTCATGCGGGAATTCCTTACAGGCACAAAAAAGCCGCCCTAGTGGGCGGCCTTTTTCGGTTCAGCGGATGGGTTAGGCGACCATGCCGGCGAGGCGGCGGGCACCTTTGAGAATGTCGACGCCGTTGATCACCACCTTCTGCGTCCGGGTGTTGATATCGATCATCGGCACGCCCATTTCGAGGCGGGTGTAGGTTTTAAGCGCGATCTCCAGCACGGTGACCGGCTTATCCTTCATCTTGAGGGTCTTCTCCTCGAGCTTCTTCAACTTGCCGCCGTTGATGTGGATGGTCGACCATTCGTTGCCGTCCTGGTCCTCGCCCGCTTCCTGCACCGTCAACAGGATGTTATCGCCGCCGGTGACGCCCAGGGCGGTCATGATCGGCAGGCCAACGCCCTGCAGGGTGATCTTCGCCGTCAGCGCTTTAAGCCCCTTGGCCATTTCTTCGGGGATGAAACGGCCGCCGGTCATTTCTTCCATCTCGAACTCGATCAGCGGCGGATCGTAGTCGTCGATGGTGGCCATCAGCGGCAGGCCCTGCAGGGTCGCCGCAATCGCTTGCCTTACGCGGTTAGTGAACATTAGAGGACGTCTCCCAGGAATTCTTCGATGATTTCATCGTTGGCGTTGAGCTGGTAAATCATGTGTTCGTTCGGCGCGTAGCGGCCGTAGTCGATCACCAGATACCAGGTGCCGTTCTTGTACTTCTCGACGCTGTTCAGCTCCGGGTGCAGGTAGATTTTCGCGCCCGGGATGGTGCCGTCGGCCACGAGGGTCTGCATCCAGTCGTCAATCCGCTTGACCTCCTGCTCCATAAACTCCTTGGTCAGGTTTTTGGCCATGACCTTCTGCGCCGCCTTGCCGAGCTTGCGACCCAGGGCGTCCTCGAGGCCCACGTAGCTGATGAACTTGCCGGTGATCGAGCGGTTGCCGATCAGCGAGAAGCCGCCCAGATCCGTGCGCGCGTAGTAGCTCACCCCGTAGCGGTTGAGCAGGTCGCCCTCGCTCGACTTGTCGAGAATGTTGTACTCGACGGTCCGCGAAACGTCGGCCGCGTAGGTCACCTGGTTGCCCGGGCTTTCCCACTGCTTGACCGACGCCAGCGCCGCGATCGCCAGGCTCGACGGTGGCAGGAACACGTTCGCTTTTGCGGCTTTGGAGTAGACCGCCGGCATCTGGTGCACCACGTAGCAGCGGTCATAACCCAGTTCAGCGCCGCCGATGGCCTGGCTGTTCGTCACCTGGCCGGAGACCGGCACGTCCTTGCCATCGAGCACCACGCGCGCGCGCAGGCGCTTGCCGACGCTGGCCAGCTCGCTATGCACCGCCTGTTCGCTCGAGAAACCCGGGGCACCGATGATGGTCGGCGCTTCGGGGCAAACGCCCAGCGCCTGCAGGCCGAGTTTCTGGCCCGATTCCAGGTCAATGCCGCCGATGACGTTGTTCAGGGTGTCGGCGTCGGTCAGGCCTTCCTCGACCACCACGACGTAGATCGGCACCTTAACCACCTTGAGGATCTGGTGGACGGTCTGGTAAAGCGTGCCGGCCTCGAGGCCGGTCGGGTCCAGCATCGCGGCCAGGGTAAAGCTGTTGATGCGAAACGGGGAGTCCAGCGGCACGCCCAGGGCCTTGTTCGGCGCAGTGCCGACCAGGCCGATGACGTTGTCACCAATCCCGCCCATCGCCTCCGGCGGCTCGCTCGCTTCGATCGATGCACCGTTGTGCTCGAAGTTCGTTACTTCTGCCATGGTTATTCCTTAGCGGTGGCTTTCTTGGGGGTGGCCTCGGCAACCGGCGCGGCAGGAGCCTCGGCGGTGACCTCAGAGGTCAACTTGATGCGCCCAGCGCGGCGCAGGGCCATGGCCTCGACGTCCAGCAGCTCGAGCGTGTCGCCCTTCTTGGCCCAGTGGCCGCCGCCTTTCGGGAAAGCGACCAGGACGGTGTAGTTTTTACGGTTGGACATACGGGTTCTCCAGGCACAAAAAAAGCCGCTCGCGCGACTTCCGGGGATTGAGGGGCGGGCTAGATAGCCTTCGCCGGGTTGATCTTGAAGGTCATGCCCTTGCCGGGCTCGGCGGTGTCCTGGTGCGCTGGCTTGACCTTGTAACCAAGGCGCACCACAAAGGCCCTGGCTGCGCCGTAGGGCAGCGCCAGATAAAAGCCATACCAACGGGAGACCCCGCCCCGGCGGCGCGCGCTGACGAACTGCCAGCCGCCTTGCCCGGGCTTATCCTCGACGGCGTAGTCGCCGAGGTAGCGGATCTCGCACTCGCTCACCGGGCAATTGAAGCCAGGCACCAGGCGCAGGTTGTTGACCGGGTTGCGCAGCGCAGCCCACCACCAGCGCGCGAGCCACGAATCGGCGTCCAGCCAATCGACAGAAACACCCAAGCGGCGCAGCAGCGGCAGCAGGCCGAACAGCACCAGGTCGTCGCAGTTGTCCGCCCACCACAGGCGCTTGTCGCCATCGAGGCCGTCGAAGTCGTTGCCGAACAGCCAAGCCCAGCGCGGCAGGTTCCAGATCGGCCGGCCATCGCTCAGCGAGAAGCCCGGCACGGCGAACAGGATCGCCAACGCCACCACCGGCAGACCGACGACGATCAGCGCCACGCGCACCACCAGGAGCACCGCCCATTGCACCAGGGCGAGCAGGATATCGAGGCACCACAGGGCACCCCGCGTGATTTTTTCGAGCATTGCGGATCCTCAGAAACGCGAAAGCCCCCAGGGCGGGGGCTTTCTGCAGGTGTAAAAAAACCGCTTTCGCGGCGGGGGCTTTCGCTCTTTCGCTACGCCTCGGCAGGCAGCGGGTAGCGGGCTTTGATTTCGGCGACCTTATCGCGCCAGGCCTGCTCGGCCTCTGGCGTTTGGTCATACTGCCACTCTAGATAAAGCGGGTCCGACTCGACCGCGTATGCCTGCCGGCGAGACGCCTGCGCATCGGCCAAAGCCCTCGCCGCGACAGCGGCGGTCACGATATCGAGCGGCACACCCATTTCGAGAAGCGAGGCCGCATTCGCCCCGTAATACTCAACTCCAGCATGCTCAACTTTAATCACTTAACACCTCAAGAATTTGTAATTACGTCAATATTGGACTTGACCGTCGCAGCTGGATAGAACTCGATCCCAGCGGCTTTAGATACGGACGCAACGCGCAGCGTCGCCATGCCATTAGTTCGGAGCTTTATCACCGTACCGGCACTTCCCGTAATATCTGTTGTATTAATATTAAGGTAAGACATAGATCGGTCGGCTACAACAAACACCGCTTTAGGATCGGCCCCCATATCTATCTCGGCCCGAACATTAGAACCGCCTATCTCACCATAATCCAGCGAGACCGTACTCGAGTGAGCCAAAATAAGCCCGTTAGTCAGCGGCTCAGTTACAGCCGATGTAATGCCGTCCCGATATGGATGTTTTAATTTAACGCCATTCAATCTCAGACTGCAGGCCATTAGAGACAGGACATCTACCGCCCCACCTTCTTTAGTCTCAAAAGAGATAACCGGCTTTGTATCATTACCCCACGGACGGATGGTAATGAATTGATTGGTCACATACTGGTTGCCGCTTAACCGGTACTCCTGACCACATTTAAGAATGATGGAAATACTGCAACCACTAATTCCTCTTTTTAATGCGGCATTAATTGTTTTGAGGGGGGAGCCACTACTGCCCGAGTTAGTATCGTCGCCGGTCTGACCGTCCACGTAGACGGCTACTGATAGCAGGCTTTTCAACGTATTCGGGACGGCACCCTCGAGGGCCACAACTTTTGCATCTACCTGAGCGATCTTGCCATTTACGGCGGCCGTCAAGCTGTTCGACGCCGCCACCAGCGCCGCGATTTGAGTTTCAAGGCTCACTGTTCAAACTCCTATATTGCGTTGATCTGCGCGGCACCGTTATTGAAGGCGGTCGCCAAGCGGTTAAAACCATCGGCGACTTCGGCCTCGAGGCTCGAAACGCTGGCGGCGGATGCGTAGTAGGCCGGGGCGTTGCCGCCCAGCAGGGACGAGTCGGCCGCCTTGCCCGTTTTAAGCAGGAACTTGCCGTCGGCTTGGATGATTGTGTAGGTGGTCGCCTTGTCGGCCTTGGCGTTCAGCGCCGCCAGCATGGTGGCGGCGAAGTTCGGATCGTTGCCGAGCGCGGCGGCGAATTCGTTCAGCTGGTTGAGCGCTTCCGGCGCGGCCCCGATCACCTGGGCGAATCTCGCCTCCATCTGTGCAGGCGTCACCGTGGCGGTTTTGTCGGCCTTATCCAGCAGCCCGGGCACCGTCACCATTAGCGTGACATTGCCGGAGCCGTCGAAACCGACCTCGCCGGTTGCCTCGCCGCTCAGGGTCAGCATGCGCGCGACCTTGAGCCTCGAGGCGGTGGCGGCGTTCGCGCCCAGGGTGCGCAGCGGGTCGTCGAGATCCGTGCGCGTGTAAACCTCGGTTTTGTTGGCCTTGTTGCGCAGCTTGCCGTCGATCACGCCCATCAGGGTGTTGACCGAGGCGAGCAGCGTCTCGAGCTGGGTTAGCAGGCTCATCTAGCCCCCTTGTGCGGAGATAGCCCCCGCGTGGTAAACGAAAGACCCATTCAGCTCCTCGAGCAGCGCGCCCAGGGCGGCGCTTGCATCGTTAGCCAGGGCAAGGGCCGCGCTTGCGTCAGCTTCGGCCTGCAGGGTGCGCTGCAGGACGTTCTCGGCCAGGGCACCCACCGGCCCCTGCACGCCCACGCTGACCACGGTCAACCGGGGCGCGAGCTGCTGGCGAACCTCGACCACCTGGCCGCCCTGGCGCACGGTGACAATCCGCTCGACGCCGTGGGTCACCACCACGCGCGTCTGCCCGGCATTCATGCCAGCCCCGGCGAAAGCGCCACGGTGCCGCGCAGCAGGCTGTAAACGTCGCCGCTGGGGTATTCGATGCGCAGCTCATAGCGCGCGCCCTGCCATTGCTTGCTGTGCTGGCCCGCCGTCTTGCTCGGCGCGAGGGCGACGACCACCTCACCAGTGGCACCGCCCAGGGTGATGCCGTCGGCCTGGGTCGTGCATTCGGCCAGCACCTGGCTGCTACTGGCCGGGCAAATCACAAAGCGCGCCGCGCAGCCAGTGATATCGATCGGCGCGCCGGCGGCGTCCGACCAGGTCAGCTCAAAGCCGAAGGTGGTGCCCTCGACGATCTGGAACGTCGGCCCGTTCATGCTCAGCCCTCGAGTTCCATCACGCGGAACAACAGGCCGACGTGGCGCGCCATGTTGTCGATGTTGGCGGTGGCCACCGTGGCCAGCTCCTCAGTCATCAGGATGTTCAGGTTCTCGCTGCCCACGATCACCGTCACGCTATTGGTCGGCAGCGCGCTGATATCCAGGGTGAACTTTTGCAGCAGCTTGGCCGTGGCGGCCTTGTAGCTCAGCAGCTGGCCCGCGACCGAGTAGATCGCCAGCAGCGTGCCGGACTCGAGGAAGAAGCCGAACTCGCCGACCTCATACTCCAGAGCACCGCCGAACAGGCCGGCGATACGGATCTGCTGCGAACCGAGATCCTCGTAGTCGGCGATCGCGACCCGTTGGCGCTCAGTCTTGAGCGCCGTTTCGGTGCCGAGCGGGTTATAGCGGGACGTGCCGGCGGCGATGTGTGTAATCGCGCCTTTCAGGCCCTGATTCTTTGCCTGCACCAGTTCGGCCAAGCCGGCATTGGTGAAGCGCACCAGGCGGGTGGTGTCGGTCATGTTTGCGCCTCGAGGTCGTAGTCGTTGAAGGTGTATTGATCGATCGCGCCGGTCGCGCCCAGGTTGCCGCCTATTTCCAGCTCAGGCAGCGAGCCGCTCAGGTCGAGATCGCCAACCGCCAGCGGGGTGCCTGCAGCGCTTGCGCCGCCCAACTTGCCGCCTATATCGAGCTCAGGCAGCGCCCCGGACAGATCCAGGTCGTCGATGGCCACCGGCGTGCCGGCCGCACTGGCGAGCCGCAGGCCGCCGGTGGTTTCGTGGACCAGGGTTAGATCCAGCTGGTCGCGTTCGCTTTGTGCGGCAGCGAGCCGGGCCAGCAAGCGCACATGGTCGCCAGCAATCCAGGGCCGCGACATCGAGGCCTCGACGGCGAAGCTGTACGGCACGCCGGCCGGGGTCATTTCGTGCCAGCTGGTGACCTTGACGCCCAGTTCCATGGATTCGACGGCATAGGTCAGCGCGCGGCGCGTGCCGGCTTGCCGCTTGATCGCCCAGGCCAGCGCAGTGGTCAGCCGCAGCTCACCCTCGCGCGCCGCCGGATCCCACTCGGTCACGCCACGATCGGCGGCCAGGTACGGCAGGAACGCCGCCGGGGTGGTCAGCGGATCCATCAGCTCGGGAAACGGCGGCTCGATGCGCTCGAGCAGCTTCGCGAAGGCCAGATCCAGGCCGGTCTCGAGCAGCGAACGGTTGGCCGGTAGCAGGGTTACGCGCGGGGCGTCGGTGTCGTCGCTCATAGCGTGCGCACCTCGATCTCGACGCCCTCACAGTAGGGGGCCTGGTGGGCGGCGCACTCGATCGGGGCGAGCGGCTCGAGCAGCTGCAGACGCTCAGCGCCGGCGGCGTGCAAGACGTAGTCAATCCGGCTCGGGTCGACATAGCCCTCGAGCAGGTGCCGGGCGCTGGCGTAGGCCTGCAGGGCCGCCTCGGCCTGGCCCTGCGTCAGCTGCGAATCCGGGCCGTTGTTGATGTAAACCACGGCGCGGATCCGGTAGCGCAGGATCTCGGCGGCGCGCACGGTGACCAGGTCGGTCTCCGGCCGCACGTCGTCGCGGGCGAAGTGCGCGCGCGTGGCAGCGAGCAGCGCCGCGCTCGGCGTGCCGTCGCCAGCACGGGCCAACACGGTGACGGTGACCTCGCCCGGGGCCGTTCTGCGCCCGTTGGCGTCTTTCACCTGGGCGGCGAAGCCGTCAGGGTCGAATGTGTAGGTGACCACCAGCTGGCCGACGTCATTCCGCTCGATGGTGATTTTTGCCCGCTCGCCCAGGGTCATGGCTTCGCGGCGGTACTGCAGGCGCGAGCCAGCAGCCGGGGCATGCGGCGCGAGGTAGTAGCGGATCCGCGCGTCATCGTCGGACTCGACCACGGCCGGCACCGGCGGGAAAGCGCTCGGGTCGCCTTCGCTGATAACGCGGCGCATTAGGCCCATATCGGCCAGTCGCGCGTCCAGGTTCGAGCCTTCGGCCCACCAGGCCAGGTGCTGCTTGATACGGGCGTTATATTTGCGTTCGTGCGTCTGCAGACGCACGGTGAAGGCCTGCAGGGCCATCGTCAGCAGCTCGCTGTCGTTGTCCAGGGACTCGGCCAGGCGCGCGGCCTTCTGCGGGTCGCGCGCCGCGACGTAGGCCAGCACCTCGGCTTTGAACTCAGCCAGCAGCGGCTCGAAGGCCTCGACCTTGACGATCTCCGGCTCGGCAAGCTGGTTGAGCCCGGGAATCAGCATCGTGCTCGTGCTCACGTAACCACCTCGAACGTCATTTTTCGGTTATGCCAGGTGCCGGCCATGCGCAACCGCAAGCCGGCACCCTCACGGGTGGCCACGATGGCCTCCGGCACGAAGTCGCCGATGCCGTTGGCGGGGTTGTAGAAGGCGTCGGCCGCATCGCCCTGGGCGAGAATCAGCAGGTTGTCGCCGGTGATCTTGGCAAAGCGGGTTGGCAGGCGACTGCCGTACTCGGGGCGCTTCTGCCTGGTGCCCAGGGGCGTGGTCAGGGCGCGGGTCGCGCGCTGCACAAAGGCGGGCCAGTCGTCGACTGTCGCGCCGGTATCGCGGTCTATTCCGATCATGCTGGCTCCCCGCCGATGCTCGGCCCGCCCGAATTCTTGTGCTTGTGGTCCTTGCCGATGTTCTTGCCGTCGTGGTCAACAGCGCCGCCGATGTGCGAGAAGCCGGCGGCGGTGACCTTGAAGCCGACGCCGCCGAGCATGACCTCGACCCCGGCGCGATCGGCTTTCACCGACAGCGGGCCGTTCTTCCAGTTGAAGGCGTGGGCGGCGTGCTCATAGCTGCTTTCGGTGCCGTCCGGATAGGTGCGGCGGTGCAGCTCGGCGCTATCGGATACGCCCGGGAAGCTGGCCGACTCGATGCCGCACAGCGCCACGCTCTGCGCGCTACCGTCGCCGGCACCGTAGTTGATCAGCAGGCACTGCTCGCCCACCGATGGGTGGCGGGTCTCGTTGACCTCGCCGGCGGCCGGGCTGAAATACTTGATCCAGGGCGTGCGCAGCTCGCCGTGGCTGACCTGGCAGCGGCGGCCGCCGGGGTTGACCGCCACCACGGTGCCGATGCGGTTGTGGTTCTCGCCACGCCGGCGCAGATCCTCGATCTCGGTCTCGAGCTCGGCCAGGCGCTCGACGATGGGGCCGAGCTGCATGCGCAGAATGGCGTCGAACATGGTCAGACCTCGAGCGTTTGATAGTTCGCCGGGTCGTCGAGGTCGCCAATGCTCGCGACCTGCCAGCTATAGCCGACCTGCGGGGCGGTGTTGAGGATGATCTCCGGCTCGACGTCGCCGATCGCGAGGCCTTGCTGCCAGGTCGCCGACCAGGCGTCGTAACCATCGGCACCGCGCTGGAACATCGACGGGCCGCTATGCAGGCCCTCGGGCAGGTTGCATTGCCGGCCAGAGAAGCCCCAGCGGTTGCAATCGGCGAGGCGCTCCAGGGCGGTGGCCAGGTTCGTGGCCTCGAGGGCCGAAAACTTACGCCAGCGCGCGACGACCGCGTGCAGGGTCACCGTGACGTTATGCACGTAGCGGCCATCGTTCTGCTTGATGCCGGGCGCGGTGCGCTCGAGCTCGATCAGCACCTGGGCGTCGCCTGTCAGGCCGGCGAAGTCGTCATAATTGGCGACGTCAACGCCCAGGCCAGCGGCGTGGATGGCGTCACCGATCGCGAAGAACAGATCGGAGAGCTGGTTAAGCGGCCGTGAGGGCATGGCGGGCTTCCTGCTCAAACAACTCAAAGAAACGGACCTGGGCGCGCTTCTCCCAGCGCTCCAGAGCGCCGATGGCGGGGCCTTCCCAGTCCTCGGTCACCTTCTCGATCGGCAGGCGCTCGCGGCCCTTGCGCCGGAACACCAGGCGCTGCGTCGATCGCATCGGTGATATGAAAGCGTCGTCGTATTGGCGGTGACCGACCGCGACGCCGGTCGGGGTCTGCTTGGGCGTGCCCAGGTAATGCACGCCAATCGGCTGCAGACCGACCCAAAGCTTCACCTCGCGGGAGGTGGATCGGCTATGGATCTGGTAACGGTGGCGCAGTGGGCTCTGCGTGATGCGCAGCTCGCGGGAGATCTCCCGCGTGCTGTGCGTGCGCAGCCACAGCGCCGTTTTGCGCAAGGCGCGGGCAGCGGCAAGGTCTAGCTTTTTCGGCATATCGGCGAGGGATCGTTCCACGTCGCCCCAGCCGTTCACGTCGAAGTTCAGCTCGAAGCCTGCCACTTTCCACGCTCCCCAGCGGGTGCTGCTCGGTTGCCATACGGGACCAGGGTCAACAGCGTGCGCAGCCGGCCCAATGGCTCAGCCGCGGCGATGGAGTACTCCGCGTCGTCGGTCACCACCTTGGTGGCTTTCCAGTTCAGCGGCACCTCGTCGCGCGGCAGCTGCAGGCTGGCCTGGTTAGGCTTCACCCGCACGTTTGCCGCGTTCGGATCCACACCGGAGCGGTACAACCGCCCCGACTTTTGCGGCTCGCCCCACATGCCGTTGACCGCGCGCGCTTCGCGCCCCGGCTCGATCAGCTGCACCGTGCAGCCGAACTCCTCGGGGTCGAAAAACGAATCGAAGTCATCGTCGCCGATCACTTCTTAGCGGCCGCTGCTTTGGCTTTTTCGAGAGCGGCGACTTCGACTTTCAGCGCGTCGCGCTTTTCCTCGAGGGCCGTGCGCTCGAGGGCCAGCGCCTTGATCTCCTCGATCAGAGCGGCGCGGTCGTCTTCGAGGTGGCTGTCATCCTCGCCGGCACCCTGCTCGCCTCGATAGGCCTCGATTTCCGCATCGGTGGCGTCGCGGGCCAGCTTGGAGCCGATCCATTCGTTGCGCACAGGGCGCTCGACCTCGAGCGTCTCGCCCTTGTTAATAAACTGCGGGCCTGCCCACATGCTGCCCAGCGCCACCACCACGAAGGAGGTCGGGCGGTTGTTGGTGTTATTCATGCGATTACCTGCTCAATCAGCGAAAGCGAAACGGGGGCCGGAGCCCCCTACCTGCCCGCTTTCAGGTTCAGTTAAGCCACGGCCTTCTTGGCGATGCAGAAGGACTCTTTGCGGCGGTTGACGACGTCGACGTCTTGGAAGGCGCGCAACACCAGGCCATCGCTGGCGGCCAGCTTGGCGGTGTCTGGTTTGAGATCCAGAACGCCCCACATGCCGCAGATAACCTGCGAGAAGTCGCCGAAAACCCAGGTATCAGCCGGCACCTGGTTGGTCGCCTCGGCCTTGTGGCCGTTGACCCGGTCGTTGTCCCACAGGTAGGCCGCGCCGGAGACGTTGTTCTTCAGGGTCTGCAGCGCATAACCGCGCTCGATCACGCTGGTCAGGTAAGCCAGCGAACCACGGTCGGCGTTGTAGGAGCCGATGGTGGTCAGCATGTCGACCAACTTGCCGAAGGTAATGCCGCCGGCCGCGTACTCCAGGCCCGGCACGCCGATATCGTTAAGCAGGCCGAGCGGGGCCTTGCCACCCGGGCCGGCCAGCATGGCGTAGTCGATCGCGACGCCCATGCCGTCGACCAGGTCCTCGATGATCAGCGCCTCGATCGAGCGGCTGGCCTGCTTGCGCAGCTTGCGGGTCAGCGGGATGGCACCGGCGATGGTCTTCGGCGTCATGTTCAAGGTGGTGAAGTCGAAGTCGCTGTCGAGCGCGTCCTCGCCCTCGCCCAGCCACTGGAACGTCGAGCCGGTGGTCTTCTTCGGCAGATCGATATCGCCCTCGAGGCCGGTCAGCATCTTCATGCCCAGCTGAGCCATTACCGTCTTATTGCGCAGCACGTCGGCGAACTGCTCGAGCAGCAGCTCAGTGGTGACCAACTCGCCACCCTTGCCCGGAGCACCCTTGGAGAGGCCACGCATCAGGATGTCGTGCGGCACGAAGAAGCCGCGCGCCTCGCGCTTGACCTCCTCGGCCACCGCGATGTTGATCGCGCGCTCGAGGCCGGCCTTGCTCCAGTCGCCGGACGCGGCGGCGTTGAGCGCACGCATCAGCGAATATTTTTCTTGTTCCTTTTCGCTCACACCCAGGTCGCGGGCGGAAACCTGATGTTTCTTGAAGCCTGGCAGGTCACGGGCACCCTGTTCGGCCGGGGCCTGGCTCAGCGGGGCGGCAGGGGACTGGCGTTCGAGGATCATCGAGCGCATCTGGTCGGCGCTGTAGCCCTTGCTGATCGCCTCGCTGGCCAGATCGCGCTGGTTGTAACGATCACCCAGGGCGATCACGTCAGCAACGCGCTGGCGCTCGCCGGCGACCGGGTCGGTGGTGGTGGTGGTGACGGCAGGAGCGGGGGCGCTGCGTTTACCGTCGTCGATGGCTGGGGTCGGTGTAGGCATTGCGATACCTCGAATGGTAATGGTGTTGGTTGTTACTTCTTGGGAACGCCCCACCCCGACGGTCGGGTCTGCGGCTACGGAAACGCTGGAAACCTCGTAGGGCTCCCAGCGGGTAACGCGGTAGTGATCGAGGCCGCCTTCGCTACGCTCGAGCACCATGTCGTGAATCAGGTAGCCGCAGGAGATGTTGCGGCGAATGCCGTCGGCGACGTCCCTCCAGATCTTCTCGGCCTCATCGCTACGCGAGAAACGCACCCGCGCGCGGATCTTGCGATCGCTCGCGAGCCAGGCGTCCTCAACCACGCCGACCTGCTCGGCGCGACGGTGCTCGAACAACAGCGGAGCGCCGGACAGCAGGCGGGAAAGGTCGACCGCATCGGCCGAGTGGTCGAGCACTTCCATGCCGAACCACTGCCTGGCCGCTCGCTCACTGGAAACCGCCACCTCGACGGTGCGGTTTTCGGTGTCCAGGGTGCTCAGGTCGACGGCCAAGGCCCGGTACAGCGGGCGGCCCTCCATTTGGCGCAAGACAGGCAGCGGCGCGCCGCTAGTCGTCGTCGGCATCGTCTAGTTCCTTTTCGGTTTTCTTCGGTTCGGATAGCAGGCCCTTCTCCCGCAGCCGCTTTTCCTCCTCCTCGATCTCCTCGAAGATCTCGTCGGGGTCATCGCCATTCAGGCGGATGTAATAGGCGCGCGACTTGGTGCGGTTGCCGATGCTTTCGGTCGCCGCTTTGGAGTCTTTCAGCGGGTCGACCCAGTCCCAGCCGCGTGGCTGCCAGCACTGCTCGGCGCTGCGCTCGAGGTCGCGCGGGGCGATCTTGAGCGCGCCTTTCAGTACCGCGCACTCGAACCAGACCGCGCCCAAACGCTCGAGCAGCGAGCTGATGGCGAACTCCTGCACACACTTGTAAAAGTCGCGCTCGTCGAGCTCGCCGGAGCGCAGGGAGGAGTAGCTAACCCCCTCGAGGTCATGGGATAGCCGGTTGTAACTCGGCCCAAGGCCGCCAGCGGCACCGCGCAGGGTGTCTTTCACAAACGGCGCGTAGTCGCTGCCCGGGGTGTTGTGGCTCAGTTCGCGGAACTTGTAGCCATAGGGGATTTCCCGGGCGGTGCCGGCCTCGATTTCCTCGAAGACCGGCGCGTCGTTGTCATCGTCTGGCGGGTCGAGCCATTCGGCGTCCGGCTCATAAAAGCCGGTGATCTTGGCCGAGTGCTCGGCCTTGATCCGCGTCGCGTGGCGGAACTCCTCGAGGTGGTGGATATCCAGCGCCGCCGAGTGCGTCCAGGTGAAGCCGCGCGACTGGTGCGGCCGCCATGGGTCGAAGGTGTGGATCAACTCGCTGGCCGGGATCCGCTCGTACTTCTCCTCGGCTCGGCGGTAGATATCGCCGGGGTGGTCCTTGAGCATCCAGTAGGCGATCGGCTTTTCCCAGGCGTCGACCTCGACGCCCATGCGCACGCGGTTGCCGTTGGTCAATTCCGTGTTTAGGTTCAGATCGAGGCGGTCGGCCTCGAGGATCTGCACCGCAAAGCCCCACTTGCTCGGCCAGTTGCGCACCAGGCGCACAAGCACCTCGCCATCGCGGGCCAGGGTCTCGATCCAGAGCCAGGAGAACGTCACATAGCTATAAGTCCCGGTGACGTCGAAGTTTCCGGCCTTGCAGAACTTGGCCCATTCCTTTTCGATCAGGCGGCGCGTCATGCGGTCTGGCTTGCCGTCTGGCAGCAGCGCCTTGGACTGCAGGCGGATACCGTAGGCACCAACCACGTTCTGCCGCAGCAGCCGATAAAAGCGCTTGAGCGGCGAAGCGTTGATCGACTGCTCGCGGGCGCGCTGGCGTAGGGTCTCGTGGTCGGCGTAGATCTGCTGGTTGGCGTCGGATCCGCTCGAGCGGCCCGTCCATGACTTTGTCAGCCGGCCACCGCCGGCCATCTTGAAGCCACGACGGCCGCGCAGGCTCGGTTCCTTGCGCTCGGCCTGCGCATCGAGGGCGGGCGTGCGCTTGCCGGCGAAGCCGAGCATGCGCCAGGCTCTTTTCAGCGGATTCATAGGCTTACCCCAGGATGAATTTCACCGGCCGGCCGAAGGGCCAGCGGCGGTTTCGCTCGCGTTGCACTTCGCGGCGGTACTGCAGGCGCAGGGCGTTGAGCCGCTCGATCGGGATCCGGTCGAGGCGTTGCCCGTCGATTTCGTAGCTCTGCTGGTCTTTCGGGATCCGCTTCTCGAGCGCCGCCTCGATCAGGGCGAGCATCCGCAGCGCGTGGCTGCGGGCGTCGCCTGGCTCGGCGGTGACAAGGTTCGGGTCGACCTGCAGGCGACCGTTGGCCACCGTCAGCCGCTGGTCACCCTTTAGGGCCAGCGCGACCCAGCGGTACAGCCCAGGAGCCCAGGTGGCCGTGGCGGCCGCCGTCAGCTCGACCCGGTAGGGCGCTGCAGCGATCGCGGCGACGCTGTGCCGATCCGGGCCGCTGAACACGTACTGCAGCGCCCAGCCGTCAGATGCGGGGCACTCGGGCACGTCACGCGACCAGGCGACCGAGTCGCCGGCGTGTAGGGTTGTCGGTTCCATGGGTCACCGGGATGGTTTGCGGATGATCTTCAAACGCGGCTTGGCCTTCGCTTTCGCCGGGGCCGCGTCGGTTTTCCGGGCAGCTGGCTGGCGGCGATCGCCGGGGTGCGCTTTCGGCGGCACCGGGGCGGGCTCGGGCGCTTCGTCCGGCCCCGGATCCTCGCCAGAAGCGAGGGCGGCAGGCCTGGGCACCTTTACCGCTGCGCCGAGCTCGACCAGGGTCAACGACCCGACCTTGCGGCGCTGCAGCTTGTCCCGCAGGGCGAGGATGTATTGCATCGCCTCACAGTCGAGGTAATGGTTTTCGCCGACCTGGTGGAACGTGCCGTCGCCCTCGTGCCACTCCTCGCCGACCAGCTGCTTGCAGTAGTCGTCTGTTACCTGCTGGTGAATCAGCCACCAGCCCGGGCGGTTGTCCGGCCGGCCGAAGCGGCTATGCACCCAGCGTTTCGCGAGGGGTGAATCGAAGGCCCAGCGCGCGTCGCCGCGCTTGCGGGTTTTGCCCTTCTTGTCCTGCTCGACCAGTTCCTTGCGGAACGGCTTATCGAGCCTGTCGCGACCGCGCAGGGCGATGGCTCGCCCCTTGTGTTCGTTGATGAACTTGTAGACCTGGTCGTCGCGGTAGCCGATATCGACCCCGGCCAGGCTGATGCCGTGGCCATCGCCGTATTCGGTATCGAGCAGCTCAGAAAGCTGGTCCCACACCGCGTCCTGGTCCGTCTCGCCCCATAGCTCGCCGTGCTCCAGGAGCATCGAGCCGAGGCCGGCGTACCAGGCGCGAACCACGTAAACCAAGCGGTTCTTTTGCACGTCAACGGTGCAGTAGATCCGCAGCGGCTCGAGCAGCAGCTCGCTGGCCGCGTAACCCCAGCACAGCGCGCGAACTTCTTCCCAGGTAGGCACGTCGCCGCCCTCGGCGTAGATCTCGCCGAAGCCGGTGTTGAACACCGCCAGCAGCTTGGCCGGGGTGCCGTCGAGCTGCGCGGCCAGTAGCTTTTTCGCAAGGAAGCCGTAGGACTTCTTCACCGCAAAGCTGCACAGGCCGGAGACCCAAATCGAGAAGTGTGTAAAGCCGGCGGTGTCGGCGGTGCCGTTTATCACGCCCTTTTTGCTGACCGACTCGCCAGGGGCAACCGCAACGCCTCGGGCATTCATCCAGGGTCGCCACTTGTCCTCGATCATGCTGCCGCAGCAGGGGCAAACCAGCCGCGCATGCTTGAAGGCCTCGTCAGGGGTGCATTCCTCCGGCGTACCCTTGCCGGGCCACCAGAGCAGGTCGGACCAGGGCACAAAGTAGTCATTGCAGGTCGGGCACGGTACCGCCCACTCGTGACGGGTGCCCGATTGCCACAGCTGCCAAACCTTCGACCCGATCTTTTTCGCAGCACCTGGTACCCAGTGCCAGATCCCGGTGCGTTCGTCCTTGCGGCGCTCGACCCGGCCATGCGTCGGGGTCGCGGTGTAACCGATTTTCGAGTCGGCGTAGGCATCGCCCCGCGCCTCGATGATTTCGGTGGTGTCGCCCTCGCCCGTGTTCACGATCCGGTCGACCTCGTCGACCATCACCAGACCGGCCGAGTCGGCGGCGAGCTCAGTCGCAGAGCCCGCCCAGGCAAAGCGGAACTTGGTCCCGCCCAGCCACTTGACCATCTTCGTGCTGCGCGCTTCGTACTTCTTCGCCAGCGACTCGCACTCGTCGAACATGGCCATAAACTTGGGTTCGACCGTGCCATCGATCAGCGGCCGGGTCGGCGCGACGTACAGGCAGGGGGTCGGATCCTCGTCGAGGCGGTGCCCGATGATGTTCTCCATCGTCACGGACTTGCCCATCTGCGTGCCCATGACAAAGGTCACGCGGGAGAAACAAGGCTGCGCAAACGCCCAGGCTACCGGGCGCATGTAGGGGTTCGTGTCAGGGTTGAACGGGCCAGGGATCGGAGAGCTCGGCGGCATGATCCGCTTATCGCGAGCCCATTCGTCAGCCGTCCTGGGCGGCGGTGCCTGCACCATCTTCGCGGCGAAGCTGATCGAGACCGTCAGCGTCAGCAGCGAGCTCGCGTGCGCGACGTTCGAGGCGGTCGGCTGTAGCTGCGCGGATACGCCGCGTTTCTTCAAAAACTCGCGCTCGGATTGTGGCAGGGTCATCGATCACCGCCAGATCGGCAGCGCAGCGGCTTGGCAGCGCGTCGAGTTGAGTCGCATAAACGGCCGCGACGCTGATCAGGATCTGCGCCACGGTGTCACCAGGCAGGAGCCGGCCGCGCTCGCGGTCGATCTCGAGCTGTAATTTTTCGCGGCGGGCGCGCTTGAGCAGGCGGTCCTCGGTTGATGCCGAGGACAGGCCGTCTTCGTCCTCGCCCTCCTCGCCCAGCTCGCGCCGGACTTCACGACTGACCAGCCACTCGATCGCGGCCTGGCTGTCGATCTGCACCTCGACGCCACGACCACCGCCGCCGGCGACCGGCAGACCATCGTCGATCAGTTTCGAGATCCAGCGGGGTGACTTGCCGAGCAAGTCGGCCAGCTCTTTCTTGCTGATCAGCTTGCCCATAGAGAAAGGACCAAAAGAGCCAAGGAACAAAAGCACAAAGGCGCAATAGTCCCTTTAGACCTTTGCCCTTTGACGCTTTGCGGAATAGGTTCGAGGCCACGCCGTGACTGGCTGCGGGGTCAGCCGAGCGATGCAGTCAGGCAGGCCTCGAGAAAGGAAGAACGGACCCGACTCGCGGACCCAAACGCGCGCGAAGGCCGCGAGTTACACACCCGTGAGGGGGAGGGGGCCGGGGGAGGACCCAAACCAGCGGCGCGCACCATGGTGGTGCATCATGCTCGCCCTGCCATCGCGTCGACGGCGTCAGAGCACGGGCCGCCGGGGCAAGCGCAAGCGCTCGGGTCGCCGGAGAGATAGCCACAGGCAGGACGATCAGCAACAGGCTGGACAGTCGCACGCATGCGCTCGATGGCCTCGCGCCCGTGGTCATGCTTGATCTCGTGCAGGGTCTGCTTGAGGCGATAGCCTTCAAACTGCCAGAGCGCGTCATGTGCCAGGGCCTTGGCCTTGGTGATGGCGACCTCGATGCCCATCTGCAGGTTGAAGTCTTCAGCATTCAGGCAGCGCGACTCAGCGGTCGCCAGCGTGAAGCCGCTAGGCATGATGGCCGTGGCCAGAATGGTGGTGGTGCCGGGTACAACGTGCGTGTGGTAACCCACGCTTTCCAGCAGTTTGGCAATATGCTGCTTTGTGACGCCCAGGGCACCACCGCCCAGCACTACGATCTTTGTCGGGGTCTGCTGCTCGTCGCGATTCATGCGGCGCGGTTCCTTGTAAGAGTTGAAAGAGGTGCTGCCCCTATCTGTATAACGACCGGCGCGCAAAACTCGCCTTAGTGCGAGCGAGGGCGCTGCAGGAAGGCCAGGAATGGCTTCAGGGCTCGGGCCGCACTGCGCCGCGTGCGGTACAGGGTGCAATCGGCACCGAGGCGTTTGATCAGCTCGGGGCGCAGCCGATACGGATAAACCTCGCACTCGGCGGGCCAGTAGCCGCGACGACTGGTGGCCAGGTACTCAATCACCACAGGCACAGGCAACGGCCCGCGCACAAAATCGATGTACGAGACAAAGAACGTCTGCCCGGCGCGGATCTCCTCGGGGCGGTAGGTGTGGCGGCTGGACATCTGCTGGCTCACATGGCAAGGAGTGGGGTCTGCAGCCCAGCCAGGCGATCGGCTGTGACGGCGTGATAGTGTTCGGTCATTTCACAGCCTGCCCAGCTGTAGCCCTCGAGCTCAGCCGCGACCAGGGTCGTGCCGGATCCGACGAAGGGCTCGAGGATTCGGCCACCAGGGCGGCAGATCTTCACGATCTGGCGCATAACGTCGGTTGGCTTGCCGGTGGTGTGGTGCTTGTCGGCCTTGCGCACGCACTCGCGGAACACACCAGGCAGGACCGGCACTTCGCGCTCGAGCGGCATAGCGCCCTTACTGCCCCACACGATGTATTCAGCCTGGGCGCGGAAGCGGCCCTTCTGCGGGCGGGTGCCCTCGGTCTTATCCCACACGGCGATACCGCGCCAGGTGAAGCCGGCCATCTGCAGCGCGTCGGTCGTCATAGGCAACTGACGCCAGTCGGTGAACAGGCACACCGGCGAGCCATCGCGCAGCAGGCGGTAGCACTCCGATAGCCACAAGTTGCACCAGGCCAGGTGGCTGCGCTGGTCGCGGTGGTCGCCCACGAACTCGGCCTCGGCCCACTTCGTTGGCCCGCTGCCTTGCATGTACTTCTTCGACGGGGCCGCCTGGCGTGCCCCCATGTGCAGCCCACCGCTCGCATAGGGCGGGTCGGTGATCAGCGCGTCGAATGTGCCGCTTTCCTGGCTGACCAGGAACTTGAGGCAGTCGCCGAGGAATAGTTCGTTTTCAGGGTGGGGCGTCAGCATTTCGGGGGCTCGTGATCAATTTGTGAAGCCGCAGGTAATCCAGCAGGCTTTTCAGCTGTTCGGCGTTGGCTTCGCACTTGGCGTAGTTGCCGGCCGTGGTGACGGCGACGGCAGAGAGTCCAACGCCCGAGGGGGCCTCGTCAGCAGCTCCGGCAGGTTCAGGGGCTGGCAAAGCGTGGGCTGCTGCGTCGTGCAGCCGGACAAAGCCAGCAGGCACAACGCAAGCGCGATCAGCTTTCTCGGATACATAAACGGGCACTCGCTCAATGATGGTTTTGCCTTGCTTCTCGATCACCTGCACCCGGTCGACGTATTCCGTCACAACCCGGTCGCGCACGGTGCCGAGGGCCTGGCCCTGCTCGAAGGCCTGGCGCAACTGCGAGCGCTCGAGCGCCTGCGCCTTGCCCTGCTCGTGATCAACGCCGAGGCGGTAACCGATGGCCACCAGGGCGGTGGCCACGGTCAGCATCAGCAGCACATAAAGGCGCGTCATAGGTTCACCAGGTAGAGAGTGCGCTGCAGATCGCGGCGGCGAGTGATGCCCCCGCAGTTGCTCGAGGGCTGGCGGCAATCGAGGCCGCCGACGTAAACCCAGCGGCTGAACTGCGCTGCGGCGGCGTAGTGATCGCCAGCCCGGGCCAGGCGCAGCAGCGTCGAGCGACCGAACGCCCCCGCGCCGACGTTGTAGACAAAGTCGGCCATTGCCAGCTTCGCGAACAGCGGGGCATTCGGGGCGCGTGCCAGGACGTAGTCGACCGACTCGACCAGGTCGCCCTGCAGGTAGGCCGCGCACTGCTCAGGCGTTGCGCGATCACCAGGGCGGACGCCCTTCGTGTGGCCGGTGCAGATAGTCCAGACGCCCCCTGTGTCGGGGTAGGCCTCGAACTCTGTGCCTTCCATTTCCGGCGTTAGCACCATCAGCCCGGCGATGATCGCGCCACGCTCGACCGGGGCCGGCAGGCCCGTCTCGTTTACCGTGAAGCCAGCAGCGGCGAGCGACAGGGTCACCGCCGCGATGATGCGTTTAACCAGCGTCATTGCTGCGGCCCTCCTTTCGGCGGGAGATCCAGAAACGCCAGAGCGGCACGACCCAGCGCCGGGCGACCAGGTCGACCAGGAGCGCGAAGTAATACAGCGCCGGCAGGACCAGCAGCCACTTCTCGAGGGTCAGGCCGTAGAACGCGAGAGGGATCGCGGGCGGTAGCAACTTGACGCCCTCGAGTGTGGCGACGTCCGCCAGTGGCTGCAGCTTGTGGGCATCCATTGGCGGCGCTCCAGGAATAAAAAAGCCCCGCACGATGGCGAGGCGAAAGGTTCACCGATGGCGTCGGTAAACTGAGAGGAATGCGCCACGCGGCGCGGCGACCAGAAACGACAAAGCCCGCACGGGGCGGGCTTTGGTTTGCATGTATCGCATTAGAGCAGTCATTAAACATTTAACCGGACTTTTATGCAATACCCCTTTAACGCTTTTTCACAATTACGCTTAACCGCCTTTGTTCTTTTGCACCTTTGCGCCTTAGCGCATCGAGCGAACCCAGCCCGCGATCGCGCCGCAGATACTGCCAAACCCTGCAGACTCGAAGCCGCAGCCGGTACACCTGGCACCCCAAGCGCCTGCGCGCATAAAGAAGCGAGGAGGCCGACCGACCTTGCAACTATGCGGCGGCAGGTCCGGGTCGTTTATCAGCTGCCAGGAGCCCCGCGCGCCGGCCTCGCTAAGCGTGGCAACGCCATGGTGCCGACACCCCGGGCAGGCGTACATCCGGCGATCAGTCTCCGGATCCAGCCGCCGCTCCGGCAGGCCGCCACACTGCGAGCACGCGAGAGCGGTCACAGGCCGCGATCCAACAGCACGAAACGAAACCCGTCGAGCTGCTTGCACAGCGCGCCAAGCGCGGCCCGATCCATAGCGAACGCGGCCGACTTCAAACTCTGCCAGCGCGGCGACCAGTGTTTGTCCCAGTTCGACTCGGTGACGCCCAGGAGCTCGCGCAGACGGTAAGGATGGTGCAGATCCTGCCCAGCATTGATAAACCGCTTGGCGTTCTGCACGGCGAGGTGCGCGAGGCCCTGCGCCGCCTTCCTGGTCTTCGCCTGCACCTTGCCTAGCTCAGGTTCATAGCGAGCCCACAAGGCCACCACAGCACCCTGCTCGTCATCCCAGGCCAGCGAGTCGGCGTAGGCGTAGCGGATCCAGTGCTGATGCTCAGGGGCCAGGCGGCCGACCTCGCGCACAATGCGCGCATCCTGAAACGCCAGGGGGCCGAGCGGCACGGCGCTTTTCTTCTTCGGGCGGGTCTCGCTGGCAATCACGCGGGTGGTTCCTTTCGCCAGGCCGGCGACGTAGGCGGCGGGCAGGCGGCCAGACAGCTGGCCGTCTGGCGTGCGGCACTCGCGCAGCTCCTCGAGGTGGGCGGGGAAAGCGTCGCGGGTGGTCTCGGTCGTATAGGGCGCGACATAGGTGCCGTCATCCTCGCGAAAGTGCTGCGGACCGAGGAAAGCCCCCAGCACCAGGTCGCGCATGATGTTGCGATCGTGGTCGGTCACCGCCGGCACCTGGCGGCGCACCTCGAGGAGCACCGGCTTGGCCGGGGCAGGGGCCTCGCCCAACACATAAACCGGCCCCGGGGCAGGGGCGGCAACAGGCCAGCCCCGACTGCTAAGCGTCAGCAGTTCCATGGGCGCACCCCTTGGCGATCAAGACGGCACTGGCAAGGAACACACCGCAGGGCCTCCGGAGCGGCGCGCAGGCGGGCGGCAGGAATCGGGCGCGTGCAGTCGACGCAGTCAGCCGAAACGCGCGATGGCGGCACCGCAGCGGCGAGCAGGGCGCGGCGATCCATGAATGCCGCGCCGATATCAATCTGCAGGTCAGTGACCCGATCACATGCGTCAGGCATTCAGCAACCCCACAGGCTCAAGGGCGGGGCGATTGCCGTGCAACCAGCGCTCGGTGACGGCGTAGCCCACGCGGGCCTCCAGCGAGCGCCACCAGTCTTCGGCGGCAGCCTCATCGTAGGCGGCGAAGAAGTCAGCGGCGGCCGCTGGCGTGGCGAAGAACTTAACCCCGGACGCCTGCGCGCCAAACACACGACCCGCGAGCCGCACACAGCAAACACCGCCGCGAGCGGCCTCATTCGCAACCGTCAGCACCACATGCGGGGCCAAATTGAAAACCTTGAACCAGGGCGCGCTCATTGATCCACCTCGGGGCGTGACGGAATACGAACAAACTCGGCGAATGCGTGACAGTCACGACGAGCCAGGTCGGCGACATTGCGCAAAATCAGGGTGATGGCCTCGGCCTGCTCCTCGAAGCCGCCCAGCTCGCAGATCAAAGCCAGATCCGCCTGGGTGCCCTTGTAGGCCTCGAACGTCACCGGCACCGAACTGGCGCGCAGCTGGGCGAGCTCCTGGCGGCGGCGCTGGCGGCGCTTGCGAATCCGCGCGTGGCGGCGCTTGCGATCTTCTGCGGTTTCCCCCTCCGGGGCCGGCTCCTCGAGGTCGAAGGCCAGCTCCTCGAGGTCAGTCGGGGCGAGATCTTCGGCGGGCTCATTCATGGGGCACCGGCACCCCGACCAGCATCTGCAGCGCCGGCAACGAACGGCCGGTACCGGCAGCGATGGCCATCAGCTCGCTGATCATGGCCAGCACCGCGTCGGTGCCTTCCTTGAGCATGCGATCGACCTCGACGGGGTCGTCGCTGCGGTCGTATCGGCCGTTATGGGCCGGGGTACTAGCGGCGACGAACTGGCCGAACTCCTGCATCAGCTCGCCGAAGCGGGACGGCACCGACGGCAAAGGAGCGGGCGAGAACGACGGCACGCGCAGATTGGGCACGTCAAACAGCGCCAGGCAATCGCGCAACGCCGCGCGGGCGTATTCCTCGGGGAGGCACTGAAGCCAGACGGCTTTCCACTCGAGCGGGAAAGGGGCGGTGCCGTTAAAAATGCGGTTTAGCCGCTGGCCCCAGGCCTTGCGGCTTCGCATGTACTCCTCGCCCGTTTCGTCGGTGGCCAACGGCTCGACCAGGCCAGCAGCGGCCAGAGCGGGGGCCAGCAGGTCGTGGCCGAATTTCTCGACCGACCACTCCGAATGCCGAAACCAGTGATTTGTGTGCCCTAGCACCGCTTCGCGCTCTGTTTGTGCCGCCATAGCACTTTTCCCCTCTCAATACGTACTAATGTAATTGTGTCTACATTTTCGGCATACCGAACGAAAATGGCAACACAATTTCGGCAGGCAGCATGGAGTTATTGCCTAACCAGAACGGACAATAGGTAAGGGACTGAGAGGGCCGAGCATGAAAGAGAAATATTCAATCGGGGCGGCGATCCTGAACCGGCGCACTTTGCGCGGCTGGTCGCTGCAACGGGTATGTGACGAAACAGGGGGGGCCATATACCCCAGCTCGCTATCCGCTATCGAGAAGGGCACCAGCGTGCCAAGCGTGTTAAACGCCTACGCTCTGGCGAAGGTATACGGCACAACTGTCGAGGCGCTGATCGAGGAGTCGATGAACGACACCCCGCCCCCAACAGCCCCGGCCGAGTCGGCCAAACGGGTGCCGGTGGTGCCGTGGAATATGGCAGCAGATTGGGCCATAAGGCCGGAAATAGGGCGTCTGCCCAGTGGTACACCGTGGGAAATATCACCAGAGAACCCGCCCGGCGCGATCTTCGGCCTGGTCGTGAGTGACGACACCATGCACGCACCCAGCGGCCCCAGCTTCCCAATGGGTGGGACCATTTTCGTGGATCCGCGCAGGGAGGCCGAGCCGAACGACTTCGTGGTCGGCTATACGGGCAACCCGGCCGAGGTCACGTTTAAAAAGTTGATCAAGGACGGGTCGCAGCGTTACCTTCGGGCATTAAATCCACAATTCCCGATGGTTTCGATTGACGGGAATTTCAAGGTGGTCGGCGTCGTAATCGGCATGACGATGCGCGTCGCAAAAGGGCTTATTCGCTAGAGGAAACGCGCCAGACTTTCGGCATACAGAAAACATGGGGTAGACTGCGGGCAACCCGCAGCAACAATAACGGCTTTAGCAGCGCAGAAAAGAAAAAGGCCAGGGGTCTGGACAACCCCCGGCCTATTCTGAGAAACGTCGCAGGACAGCGACTGGAACCACATAAGTGATTGACCCCGTTGATGAATTTCCTGTTTTGCGGGCAGGGTAATTCAAGGGCGAAACACTTTCACAGGCCCAGTCTAAACCCCGTCACTGCAGCGTCAATCGAATGTTCTTTTGTGCTTTTGCGTTTTTAGACAAAGGGACATAATGACAAACGCACCTCGCGATAACGGACTTGCGGCATTTTTCAAAGAGCGTTTCAACGCCGACCCTTACGCCCTGGTCGATTATTTCGACGGCGATATCGCCGCCGCCGCCGACCAGGTCGGCATCGATTGGGCGACCATCAGAAACGACATCCAGCTATCCGGCGATAAGTACCGGGGCAAGATCGGCACAACCCAAAAGCGCTATAAATCCAAGGTCATGGCCTGGGGTCAGATCAAGCGCGCCGACGACTTCGACTATCCGCATTTCACCTTCAACAACAACGTGGCCTCGATCGGCTCGAGCACCTGGTCGGGCCTTGGCGCACTCGCGGACCTGTACGCGCGCGAGGGTGGCCGCCAGGCCAGCGAGAAGCACCAGCGGTGGCTTGATCGCCAAACCGCCCAACGCCTCGAGCGCGAAGCCAAGCGCCACGCACGCGAGCAACGCGAGCGCGACCAGCAAGCGCGCATCCAGGCCGAGCGCCTGGCCTACGAAAAGGTCTGGCACTGCGGGGGCCGCGAGGCGTTCGAGTACGAGAACAAGGCCGGCAAGATCCTGCAGGGCTTCGTCGAACTGATCGGCCAGGAGGATGGCAGCGCGCCTTACCTGCAGGCGAAGGGCATCGCCGCCATCGCGTCACGCTTCAAAATGCAGCGTATGCGTGACAGTCACGGCGAGTTTTGCGCGGTTCCCCTGTTCAATATCGCCGGCGGCTTCGTCGGTGTGCAGCGCCTGTATGCCGACAAGAAGCTCCAGGGCACCGGCGTTAAGATGGACGGCGTGCATTGCATCCTCGGCGACCTCGAGACCGCAGACCGACGCTATGCCGCCGAAGGCTTCGCCACTGGCGCGACCGTCTTCCTGGCCGAGCTCGAGGCCGGCAACAACGTGGCCGTGGTGATCACCTTCAACGTCGACAACCTCGGCAAGGTGCTGCGCCTGTACAAGAAACATTGCCCGGCCTGGCGCTTCCATAACGCCGCCGACAACGACCAATGGACCGCCGCCGGCAACGCGGGCCTGCTGGCCGCCCTCGAGATCCACCGCGAGCACCAGCACCCCGGCATCGTGCCGAACTTCGAGCAGCTCGGCGAGGAGGCCCTCTCCGGCTTCAAGGCCGCGCGCAAAGGCCCAACCGACTGGAACGACTATGCCGCGCACTTCGGTCTCGAGGCCACGGCCAAGGCCCTGCGCGCCCGCGATAACGTCTATCGCGCCGAAAAAGACTGGTTCCCCTACTGCCTGCAGCGCATGGGCGTGGCCGGGCTTGGCGTCAAGAAACACGCAGACAAGGCCATCGCGGCGGGCATGCTCCTGGTGCCGATCAAATACAGCACCAGCGACGTGCTGCGCATGGTTATGGCTTCGATCCCGGCCGGGGTCGAGCTAAACCGTTTCGAGATCCGCCGCTTCGCCCTTTGGCTGGCCAAGCAAAAGCTGCAGCAGGCGCAAAACCTGCGCGGCTTCTCGCCGGAGACCCTGGCCAAGTCCAACGTGCAGCATCTGCGCATCGAGGGCGTTCGCGCGGCGCACGGTGGCATCGAGCTGCCTGTCCACCTGGCCGACCTGGTCGACTCGCTCGAGGGCGTTGTCATCGTCCGCGCCCCGATGGGTGCCGGCAAAACCGAGCGCCTAATCGCGCCCCTGATGCAGGCTGCACCGAAAGCCGCCTACATCGCGCACCGGATCTCGCTCCTCGACGACGCCGCCGCGCGCTTGAACATCCAACACTATCAGCAGGCCCGCGCCGATTTCATGGCGGATATTTCCCACCTGGCTTGCTGCGTCAATTCGCTGACCAATTCCAAGTTTTACAACGACGCCGAGCGCTCCTGGTTTACCACCATCGATACCCTGTGCATCGATGAAGCCAGCCAGGTGATCAGCCACACCGCCAGCGGCCCGGTCGATGGCCGCGTGCGCGTCTTCGATGCCCTGCTCGATGCTGTTGCCGTGGCCCGCCGCGTGCTGCTCTGCGACGCCGACGCCAACGACCGCGTCGTCGAGTTCTGCGAGATGGCCCGCCCAGGTCAGACCATCACCATTCTCGAGATTGAGGGCAAGGCCGAGCACATCCGCGTCGACCACTCCGACGACGAAACGGTCTGGCAGGTCGCCCTCGATTGGATCTGTGCCGGTAAGCGCGTCCTGGTCGCCAACGACTCGGCCGAGTCGGCCAAGAAAATGGCCGCCCTGGTCGAGGAGCGTATCGCCGCCGGCGAGGCCAAGCCGGTGCGCATGCTCCTGGTGCATGCCGACAGCAAAGCAGACCCGGACGTCACCGCCTTTCTGATGAATCCCAACGCCGAGGCGGTCAAGTACGACGTCCTGATTTACTCGCCGGCGATCAGCTCCGGCGTATCCATGACCACCCCCCATTTTGAGCACCATGTCGGCCTGTTCAGCGGCAACAGCGTCGGGCCATCCGACGCCATCCAGATGTTGCGCCGCGATCGCACCGCCCGCCATTACCTGGTCGGCATCGGCCACAGCACCAGCCAACGGCAAACCGACCCGGCCGCCCTTTATCGCGGTATCCATGGCCTCGACGAGCTGACATTCGAGTACCAGGAGGACGCCGACGAGGTGCGCTTCGTGCGCAAAAAAACCGCCTTTGACCAGATCTGGCTGAGCTCCGTCACCGCCGAGAACCGCGCGCGCAACGACTTCGCCAACAACCTGCTGCTGATGCTGATCGCCGACGGCTACCAGGTCGAGCGCGCCAACCTAGACGACCCGGAAACCACCAAGGCCTCGCGGCAAAACCGCGCCCACGCCGGCGAGCTGGTCTTCGACAAGCGCATGGATCTGATTAAGAGCGTCGAGACGCCAGACGAGGCCACCTTCGTGCGCCTCAACCGCCAGGAAGTCCGCAGCGAGGCCGAGAGCGCCATGGTCGACCGCTTCCACATGCAGCACCAGCTCGGCGTGGAACAGTTCACCCCCGACGACGTCGCCTTCTATGACGATCGCGGCATCGCGAAGGTGGTCGCCCTCGAGCTCCTGCAGGCCGAGGAGCCCCAGGCGAAGGCCTACGACGACGTCCAGCGCAAGGCGCGGGTGGTACTGACCCAGCACCGCTACAAACGCGCCACGCGCGCGTTCCTGGTCCAGGTGTTCGAGACCCTGGGCGTCGACCGTTTCACGGGCCAGGGCGAGTTCAGCGCCGCCCAGTGCCGCGAGGTGCTGGCCATGGTCACCGAAAGCCAGGAGGCCCTCGAGCGTTACAACGCGATGAAGGTCGGCCGCTACATTGCCAGCACCAGCGCCAAGGTCTGCGCCACCTCACTGGTGAAGTCGATCATCGAGCGCTTCGGCGTCACGGTGAAGAAGCGCAAAAGCAGCGGCGCGAACCTGTTCACCATCGATGCAGACAAATGGGCGTTTGTCATGGCCTACGTGCTGCGTCGCCAGGCTATCAACGTGCATTCGCTGACCACCCACGAAACCGAAACCGCCTACCAGCCCAAGCTGGCAGACGAGGCCCCGGCGGCACCCGCCCAGGCCGCGCAGGCCCTCGCGTGCAGCGAAAGGGACACTTTGCATTGTGATGGTACAGACACAGATGAAAAGTATCCCTTGGCAGTGACTGAGAAGCTCCTGGCTTTGGCTTCTCGCTGTTACCAACCCCTCGGCATATCGCTTGCCCGCTTGGTGGGGGCGCTGGCACCCGAAGTGGTTCGAGATTTCATGGCGGGCAGGGATAGTGACGCGGCGGTAGGGCGCACCCTGGCGTTTGCTGAGAAGCTTCTACGGCCCGACCGCCGGTGATACTGTACGCATTGACAGTGAGGCAAAATAACATCACCGCCATAGGAAGGAATTCGTAGTCATGGGCTTGGAACAAATGGATGCTGCGGCCGGTAAAATCCGCAGGGCTTTGGCTGTTGTTTCGCTGCTCGAGGTAGCAGCGGAACAGGTCACCAGGGAGCAGATCATGGAAGCGGTGGGGGTCTTGAAAGACCACCTGCAGGACGCAGGGGCCGCGATCGAGGAGGCGTATCTGTTACGGCAAAAGCCGGGGCATGCCCCGGCTCTTGTTCAATCCCGCGCACCAGTTGCCAGCCTGGTGCCTAGCTCGAGGCCTTTGCAAACACCTGGCTGAGCGCATCCGCTTTATTCGCGGCCTCGGCCTGCGCCACTTCCACACCGTTGACCGTAGCAGTGGCCCGCCAGATACCGCTTTCCAGCTGATGCGCAACTAACCGAGGCTTGCCCCTGGCCACGTCCTTGGGCACCTCGACCGCGACCGCCGCCATCGCCCGATTAGGGGTGGCCAGCGCCTCGCCGGCGATCTCCAGGTACTCCTTAATATTCGGTCGGTAGCTGCCCACGTTGGTGGTGATGGCCTTCTGAGAAATTCGCGCCTCCGGCGCGGCCTTCACCGTCTCTTTCACCCACTGGTGGATCCGCTGCATCGCCGCGCTGCCTGCGATGCGCTCGTGCCCGTCAAGGGCCTGCAGCGCCTCGAGGCGATTCGCCCACTTGCCCACCACCTCCTCGCCAGCTTCGGGCTTGGTGTAGTCGATCTTGAAGGCCTTATAGCTTTCCTGCGTATCCATATCGTCATGGCCGAGCATTTCGCGCCAGAACACGGTTTCGTTTACTTTTTTCCAGCGCTCGTCGCGGTTGAAGTGCAGCTCGAACACCATCCGCGCCCAAATTTTCCGCGAGTCCTTGAACACTCGAGCCTGGTCGCCGAACGTCCGCTTGGCCAGCTGATTCAGGTTGCTATGCACGCGGTTGTTTACTGCGATGTTGTCCAGGTGCTGCAGCTCCTCAACCTCGGGCAGCGCCCGCAGCTTGGCGAAGGCCTCGAGCACCACGTCGGCCGCCACCAGCGTATAGATCCGATAGCTTTCGCTGTAGTCGACGCCTTCGCGCTTTTTGACCTGGCCGGAAAATTCCAGCTCGAACTCGCCGGCCTTCTTGAACCGCGCCCACTTGAGCACCTCAACCTCGCGCCGGCCGGTGGCCAGCGCTATGCCAAGGGTCAGGTGCGAATAGTAAGGCGAGACGCTGCCGTCGTTGCGCAGCTGCTGGCTTGATAGCAGGTCGTTGATCGTGGCCATCAGCCAGTGGAAGTTGACCTCGATCGAGTTCGTGGCCTGCACCTCGAGGCGCTCGACGGCATCCGCCGCCAACTCGGCCTTGGTCGCGGCCGGCAGGATCAGGTGCCGCATGATCTCGTGGTCGAGTTTCATCGAGCGCACCGCCTCATAGGCGTCATCATCCCGCGCGCGGCGGATCTCGGTCAGCAGGTCGCGGTGGGCAAACCGCAGATCCTTGATGCTTTCGTGCTCGAGCAGGCCCTGCAGTTGCTCAGCCCAGCGCGGATGCCGGCGCGCCAGCCGGCCGATCGACTCCTCGAGCGAGTGGTGCCGCCAGTTCTGCGCGGTGATCGCGTTCCTGATCGTGGTCAGGTAGCGGCGATAACTGGCCGGTGCCAGCTTGTCCTCCTCTTTCCGCCGGCGGTCCTCATACAGCCCGTTTTTCACCCGATCAGCCAGCCGCGCCAGGCGCTTGGTCTTATCGCCACGGCTTAGGTCAGCATTCGCGTCGATCGCCTTCACGTCCTTTATCAGGTGCTCGATCACGTCTTCTAGATCAACCTTGCGTCCCATTGCTTTGCCTCCTTTGGCATACACCCTTAAACATAGCTCGAATCATACGCCTGTCAAACATACACCGCAACGCATTTATAACAGAGCATACACCCATGCGCATACACCCACACGCATGC